ATAAACAAAAATACTGCTTTTTATATTTAGAATATGGTAAGATTAAATGATGGACTAAATGATATTTTTGTTACTATTACTGAAAATGGTGGTGGTGATTATTTTATATTAAGAGTTGTTGATAATATGGATATAAATGTTGAAAGTTTATGTATATTAGGTAATAATATATCACCAGACCCAACAAGATATGATAAATTTGAATTAAATGTTGCAACAGCCTCTGCTATAACTGAAGGACTTTTTGTAGCAATAAATGAAAATGGATTTGCTTGGAATTCATCCGATGGATTTTCTTGGGCAACACATTCAGCAGCAACTGGAAATGAGATATGGTTGACTTATTTAAGTGAGAGAAAAAGATTATTTGCAGTATCATATGCTTTTAATCAGAGTGAATGGACTGATAATCCATATGAAAGTTGGACACCAACATATACACCATTTAATTTAACAACAAGAGTTAGTTATTCTCCAAAACTTGATAGAGTTATTGGTTTTAAGTATGATGAAAATTATATTTTATATTCGGATGATGGAGCTGTAACCTGGGCAACAGCCTCTTATAATACTCCAATTGAACCTTTTTTACCAGCATCATGTTGGTCCACTGAATTAGATAGATGGATGTTAGTTGGTGGTAACTTTGTTGCTTTTTCACCTGATGGAATAAATTGGGATGAAGTATCAACTGATTTACCAAACGGTTCTCATGAGTATTTAGGATGGATTAAAGAATTAAATTTATATCTTCTTTTAAGAGGTGAAGAGGCTACATCTCCTAGTCAAATATCGAGTGATGGGTTAAGTTGGTTCCCAGTTTATGTTAATTCAGGAGGTTCATACTGTTCTTTTACTGATTTTGCTTATGGTGGTATAGTAGATGAACAATTAATTGTTGCGGTTGGATATCATCCAGATATTGTAGCAACTGATACTATATCAACATCACCAAATGGAATTGACTGGACAAGAAGAGAAAGTCCAATTGATGGAAATTGGGTAGCTGTTGATTGGTCACCAGTTCTAAATATGTTTGTTGCAACACCAAGAGATGCCACTCCTTTTATTGGTTCTTATGATGGTATTAATTGGTTTGAATGTTCTGGTCCAACCATTGGAGCTTTTAATGATATGTTATGGGTTGAAACATCAGGTTATAATAATGAAATTTTAATACTAAAAGAAAAAGGACAATATAATTATGAAATCTGGGGAATGACTGGTTCAGCTCCGTTTGGTGAACAACCAATAATATACGAAGGTGGAACTCTATTAGAAAAAGGTAGAATAATTCTACAATAAAAAATAAATAAAAATTATGGAATTATTTGGATATAATTTATCAAAAAAAGTACAACCTATATCAGTTAATGCTGAGGTTATTAGCAAACCACAAATGACTAATGATATAATTTCATTATCAATAATGGTTGATTTACCAAAGATTAAAGAAAGTAGAAATAAAGTTTATGTTGAATACGGAGTGGATAACCAATATCCAGAATTCTTAAAAGATTTGTATAGTTCATCACCAACTCATAATGCCATTGTTAAAACTAAATCATTAATGGTGGTTGGTGAAGGATATACTTATGATGATACTTTTTTAAGTGAGGCTGATAAGATTAATGTCTTAAAAATAGTTGGTAGATTAGAAAAAGAGTTTAACGCCTTATCATTAGATTTCCAATATATGGGTGCAATGGCTTTTGAGATTATATGGTCATTGGACTTTTCAAGAGTAGTTGAAGTTAATAGAGTTGATGCTTCTAAATTAAGAAGTGGTAAATTTAAAGATGGAGTTGTTGAAGAATGGTTCTATAAAAGAGATTGGTCGGATAGAAGAGAAGAAATATCTTGTATTAAAGCCTTAGATAAAAGTAATAAAACTGACCACAGACAACTTCTTTATGTTCCAGGTGAAATGGTATCAAATGAATATTATGGTGAGCCAGGGTTCATTGGAGCTATTGATTGGATTGCTTTGGAAGCTCAATGTGGTGTATATTATAGAAACTTAATTGAAAATGGATTTTCACCATCAGTTGTTGTTAAGTTTTTTCAAAAACCAGGTAATCAAGAAGAGAGAGATGCCATAGTTGGTGGAATGAAAAGAGCTTATACTGGAACAAAAGGTTCAAAGTTTTTAGCAGTATTTAGTGATGGTAAAGAATTATCACCTGAAATCACACCAATGGAGGTTTCAAATATGGATAAACAATATACGGTTTTAGCTGACCAGATTACTCAAAAAATATTAACTGGTGAAAGAGTAACAACAACAGAATTATTCGGAATAGCTTATCCAGGTCAATTAGGTTCGAGTGATTTTGATATTAAAGTTAAATGTTTTGAAAAATTTGTAATACGTCCAGACCAAAAGATATTTGAAGCAGCAATAAATGAGATATTATCATTAAATGGATATGATGTTAATTTCAAATTAAATCCTTTTGTAATATAAAAAAAATAAATAATTATGGCAGCATATACACCGTGGATTACACAACAATACTTAAAAACAATAACACCAATATCAACGAATATAGATGTTAATGAAATAGCAAATCATATTGAAACAGCAACTTATATTAATATAAGAGAGTTGTTAGGTAAAAACCTTTATGAAGATATTAACACAAAGTTTGTTAGTGGAACTTTTTCAGCAATTGAAACTGAATTGTTCGATATATTAAAACAAACTTTAGCTTATAGAGCTACGTGGTTAGCCATTCCCTTCTTAGGAATAAAAATCCGTTCAAAGGGAGTTGTTAGGTTGAATGATGAGTTCGCTCAATCTGTATCACTAGATGATATGAAGTATTTGAGGAATGAATTAAATAATAGAGCTGAATACTTTGAAAATAGAGTTCAAGAGTTCTTATGCCAATTTTCAGTCGATTTCCCACTTTATACAAATGATACTAATCCTCGTAACCAGATATATCCAAACTTTAATAATCCTTATGATAGTGACATATATATTGATAGTAGAGATAGAGAGAATATAAGAAGAAATAGATACTTTTACGGACCAAACGGTTCTCAACCAGGAAATACTTATTAAGATATGTGTATAGATAATTTAGATAATATTGAGTTAGAAAGTTATACTGATTATCCAAAATCGGCAAGGAATAATGCTCAAAGAGCACTTGATTGGGCTGAGAAAAATGGATGGGGTTCTTGTGGAACACTTGTTGGTAAAGCAAGAGCTAATCAGTTAGCAAATGGTGAACCAATCAGTAGAGATACAATATCAAGAATGGCCTCATTTAAAAGACATCAACAAAATAAAGATGTTCCTTATTCAGAAGGTTGTGGTGGATTAATGTGGGATGCTTGGGGTGGTACATCAGGTATTGAATGGGCATCTTCAAAGTTAAAAGAGATTGATTTATATGCGTTAAATAATATAAAACGTTCAATTAAAAATGATGAAAAGGCAATCAAACTAGCTAAACATATTAAATTAGTTAATGAGTTAGGTGAGCCTGCTGAAAATTATAGAATAATTGATAGAAAAGAAATGACTTATGATGATATACAAGAATATAATCTTGCTATAAAAACAGGAGTACCTGGTATAAAGCCAAAAAAAAGTCAAATAATTAAAAGACCAACTTTTGGTGATAAGTATGAGATTAGATATAATTATGATTTAAGAGAAGAATTATCTGGTCCAAAACTTTTAGATACATCAAGAGATTTTTGTGTTAATATAATTGATGCTAACAAAATGTACTTAAAACAGGATATAGATAAAATGAGTAATGGATTTGAATTATCAGTTTTTGAATACTCTGGTGGTTATTGGAATAATGATGGAATTATAGAAGCAAAGTGTAGACATTCATGGTTCTTAAATTTTGTTGAAAAAATAAAATAAAATAAAATATGAAGACATTGAGTTTATTTTTACTATCTATATTAACACTTCTAACACCCGTTAAAATGTTAATCCTTATCATTACATTATTTGTAGCCATTGACACCATCTATGGTATTTATTATACTATAAAAAAGAGGGGTTTAAAATCTTTTAAGAGTAATTATTTATTCAATATAGTAATAAAAACTTTCTTTTATGCTGGTTCAATAATACTTCTTTTCTTAATTGATAAGTTTATATTTGGAGGTTTATTATTCGGGATTGAATTTTTATTATCAAAAAGTATAACTATATTATGGTGTTATATTGAGATTAAATCAATTGATGAGACCTCAATGAAGATGGGAAATCGTTCTATATGGATTATAGCTAAAGAAGCTATTGCAAAATATAAAGATATTAAAAAAGACATTACTGGTCTTGAAGAAAAAAAACAATAATATGTTAGAGAAATTGATGAGACTTAGATTTATTCTAGCAACTAAAAAGATAGGATTTGATTTTGATGGAACTCTTTCGACTAGTAGAGGTCAAAACTTATTTAAGAGTTTAACTGGCACTATGTATGTTATTACAGCTCGTAATCACCAATCACCAGATGTATTTAAGGTAACTGATAGATTAGGTGTTCCGAGAAGCAGAGTATTCTTTACTGGTTCAAATCAAAATAAGGCTGAAAAGATTAAAGAATTAGAGTTGGATATATTTTATGATAATAATGCCGTTGTGGCTAAAATGTTACCATCAATTGTAAGAAAGTTTTAAAGGGGCAACAGATATCTTTATATATAATTATAGGTGTTTTGACATAAACATTTTTATATTTTTTTTGAAACCATCTATTTTTATAGGTGGTTTTTTTAATAACAAAAGGCCTATTAAATAATATAATAACTATGGGTGTAAT